TTTTAACTTGCTTTATCATTTACCCAACTATTAGTTTTAAAATCTTGTACATAATATTTATCTTTTGAATCTTTACTCCATTTTGTATATGCTATTTGCTTTGGTTTATATTTTGGAAGTGCTTTTTTTACCACCCTTGCTAAAAACTTAGGACCTGTTGTTTGCAACACAAATCTACCTTTCCAAATGTCATATATCTCCATATTTTTCTTTTGATTGTAATTCTTTACACAAGCACTCATTGCATATAACCACAATTTCGAACTTGGAACTGATCCTATAAAGTCATTTTCAATATAGCTATAATTTGGCTGAACATATCTTATATTATGAAAAACATATTTATTTTTAGTTAATGGATCAAGTGACTTGAGTATTAGCATATCTAAATCCAAATAAAAACCACCATATTTATGTAATATACAAAACCTAATGAAATCAACTCTTTGTATGTCAAAGCGCATTTTTTTGTAAAAATCATAATATTCTGAGTAATGTTTTTTTATTAACCTGTCTGCTGTCTTAATGTCCCAAAGAATGTATTTGTATCCCTCTTGTCTTTCAGCTATTTTTTTACTTTCAAGGAAGCAATCAAAATCCTCAATTTTTTTGTTATATATTTCAAAAAATATTTGATGTATTATTTTTGGGATCATAATCTTTTTTATTCTGCATTATCTTGAATATAATTTCTTAT